AAAGTGCAATACCCTTGAAATTGAGCGTGAGGGAGGCAAACGACCGAACCACGACTCACCAGCGGCCGGGTGATTCCGGCAGGAGAACATGACCACCATGCAACTAAGGGAAATGGAACTGGAAACGGCAGCAAGGGAAGCGCGGGGCAAGAGGACAAGAACCACAAGGAGACAAGTCATGGCAACCGCACTGCTCACAACCGAATCCCCAACCTATCTTCGCCGCTTGGCCCGCGAGATTCACGCGAATGTCGCCAGGAGCGGCGTGTACTACTCCATCGGCGAAATCTGCCGGCGAATCGTGGACTGCAAGACTCGCCGTGTCGGCCGCGAAACCGTTTTGGTGCTCAAGTGCATGGGCGGAACGTGGCTGGTGTTTGATGTCCAGGTGGGACACTTGGAGGATGGAAACGGAAGGCACGTTGTTGCAAGTCGTCAACACTAAAAGGAGAATACGATGATCGGAACCAAAGCGAAGCCCCGCACGCGGCGTTACATGAGCGATGAAACGGAGATCGGGTATGAAAACGGGGAAGCCTGGATTCAAGCAGAGACAACCACCCCGCTGTTCGGACCCCAAACAGTCGTGTTCGACAAGCATTGCGATGTGCCCCTGAACGCCAAGCAATGCCGTGAATTGGCCGCATGGCTTTTGCAAGCTGCCGCCGTCATCGACGTTTAACGAAGAGGATAAGCCATGCGAACTATCGAGTGCGGCGGGAAAAACCTCCGGGTCATGCAACGGACCTTCCCGCCCCTCGGACCGATTGCGGTTGCGAGGGCCGGGAGTGCCTGCTAGGGCCTGTTTTGAGGATGTAACCTATTTGGAGGGAATGAACGATGAAACGCACTTGCGCCGAGGAGCAAGCCCAAAAACCGAACAGCGCGCTCGGAATTGATCGCATACGAATGGGGGCTGTAGTGTCGGGTGGTGCGTACTTACGTAAAATTTTATCCGCTTGCTGCTATTGCACTTATGACTCAATCCGAAAAGAATTTGGGACTTAAAACACCGATAACAGTGGTTTCTGGACCTATATAGTAGAGGGACTCAAAAATAATTCGGACCGCTTAAAAAAAGGAAAAGTGAAATGAAAACGAAAATCAGCCACACGATTACCCTCACGAACGACTTCCACAACAGTGCGATTTCGCTCAGATCCACCACGCACCGCCTGAGCGCTGGGCAAGTCGCAAAGGCTCGCCGCGCTCTGTGCGGGATCGACGGTTGCACTTGCGGTGGGATCGCGGGCACACGCGGCGTGCAGCGCTTGGCTGATGGCACGCGGATCGCGCTCATCGCCACGGCAGATGGTGGGGCAGACATAGAGGAGTTGTGATCGTGAGCAAGGACAGCACGCGCCCCCGGCGCTACCGGGTGAAGAAAGGGAAAACAAGCAGATTGAGGCAAGCGAGTGACTCGCCAACTCGCCCGGCAGAGTGGGGCCGGGAGGCAAAGGAAGACGGACAATGGCACATGCAACGAAAAAGGACACGATAATGGCAAAAGCAACCTTGGCGGATTTCCAGGTCGAATCGTTGGGGGTGGAGTGGCCCGATTACTTCCAGGGGTACGGTTGCGCGTTTTCCGGGTTCCGCTACTGCGCGTACGGCATTGGGGACACTGAGGAGGAAGCGCTGGCCGATTGTCTGGAAATGATGGCACAATCGGCCGGGTTCGATTTGGACGAACGGGCGGAGCAACGCATACGGGAAGCCTACGGCCCGTGCGACACAACTACGGTTGCGGATGAACTGGGGTTGACGGAGAAGGAACGGGAGGAAATCGACGAAAGCGGGGAAGGGTGTTACTTCCACGTTGGCATTAAGTGGAACGAAAGCAACTAGGAGCAACCACCATGCGATTCTCTTTTCTCACGGGCGACGTGAATTACACAACCTACGGGGGCAAGTGGATTTCGCCCCGCCAGAGTAACGGGGAGTTCGATTACTACTTTGTAATCGAATTGCTCAATTGGCGGGAAACCGTAGGGGAACGGGAACCTCCGCCGGAAACGTACAACGTTTCGCTGTCGGTCGTTTCACCCCAGCAAGCCGAAAAGGAAATCCCCCACGCGCTGGAGTGTTGCGGCATTACGGAGGAAATGCTTGCTACGGCAACCGACAACGGCCAGCGCGATACGGCGCTTGTGGAAGCGCTGCATAGTTACGGGGTCTATACCCCGGTCTGGAGTAAAGACGGGAACAATTGGCGCGCCCTCATGCGGGAAGCGCGCCAAGAGGCAAGGCAATGCGAATTCCTTTTCGGGTTCTACCTTGACCGGCCGGTCAATCGCATCGGCACATCGGGGTGGGAATCCTTACGGGGTGACTTGACCAGCGCGCTTTATCGGGAGCAACCACCATGCAACTAAGGGAAATGGACCTGGAAATGGACCTGGAAACGGCAGCAAGGGAGGCGCGGGGCAATTGGCAGAAGTTTGACTGCTTTGCTTGGCACGATAGGCCGGAAGACTCCGCGGAGTGGGCGATTATCTACACTCACAACCGGGATTCCGACCTATTGGACCAAAGCAACGCCGATGCGATCGACAAGGCGCTAGCGCCGTTTCTGGAAGGGCCCGATGTCCGGGCCGAACATCACGGACATTGGGCTTGCGGATGGATCGACGGTTACGCCATTCGCGTCTACCGCAACGGCCAGATTACCGAAGCATTTCGCGCCTACCATGAGCTAGCGGCGCGGCTTGCCGACTATCCCGTATTGGACGAAGAAGACTTCAGTCGGCGCGAATATGACGCAACGCTAGAGAATCTTCGCAGTGAGGGTTTCGATAGTGACTTCTTCGCCCCTCCCGACAATTGGGAAACCGAAGTCTTCTCTTGGCTGTGGGACCACAACCAAAGCGCCGTTGAAAACCGGGATGGAAACGGGGGCTATGCCAGCAAAGCAGAAATAGCCGAAGCGCTGGACGGGCTGGGGTATCGGATTCTGTGGGTGGTTTCCTACGTCGATACGGGAGAGGTTAGGGAAGAGTACCGCGAAGAATCGGAAGCGCAAGAGCGCTGCGAAGCGCTGCGCGCCGACGGAGTTCTAGGCGCGACCTACTGCGAACAATTGCCGACTTATGAGGAGAGCAACAATGACGCTAACACTGCAACGTGAGTATGCGCAAGCACGCAAGGCGGGTTACTCCGCCCGGGAATCCCTGCGCACTGTGCGGATTGTTCGTGAGTGGGATAATCTGGAATCCGCGGGGCTTGTCCGATTGCGGGCGGAGGGAGTGGACAAATGATGTGGTCCAACTGTAAACCAACGACAGAAGGATGGTACTGGTATAGGCAAGGGACCGTCTCTGCCATCGTGCGGGTAAAGGCCGATCCAATGTATACCACCCATCCTCTTCACGCTGAATTTTTTGATCCACTGCCACAAGGGAACTGGGTGGAGGTAGATGACCTAACCGGCCAGTGGGCAGGACCATTGCAAGAACCAGTAGAGTGAAAAAATGACTGAGGCAAGCGAGTGACTTGCCGGCCCGCCAACTGGGAAAGTTGGAGCACAAGGAAAATTGACATGAAAGCTACGAAAATCAGCCACACGATTACCCTTACGGAGGCGGCCACGGTGGCCGCCCTCTGCCGCGGCACAGAGCCCGCGGAAGTTGTCGAGGCCGGCAAGGATCTCGGACGCTATGCTTGGGAAAATGTTGACGATCGGCGCAAGGCCAACGCATCCTGCGGCATGATGGCCGGCTGGCCGACTTGTGAGTGCCTCTGTGAGTGCGGCCAGCCGGCCGTTACCGCCGACGACAGCGGTTGCCCTGTTTGCGGCGATTGCGAGTCCGCCACGGTCACTGAGGACGGAGACGTGATTTGCGCGCGCCAAACGGAGAATTTCGAGCGGTGTCACGTCTGCGAGGACAAGATCGAGTGGGGCCATATTGAGACGCATTCGCCCGGCGTGGCCAATTCGCGCACCGGCACTTGCGGCTGCGGCTCCGCTTGGCTCGACGAAGACAAGGGCGGATGGGGCCACTACAGCTACTGCGTGCCCGAGTGACTAGATTCTCCCGGGCACTGATCCATTTAACTCACCACGCATAGATTTCCCATTCCATAGGTGTGCGTGTAGTGATGGTTCAAGTTTACAGACGGAGGCGTGGCCCTGGCACATGGACAAAGCGATCCATGACCGGGCCGGGAAGAACGCGGCGGAAGCTCGCGAAGATGCTCAGCGAATACTTTCATGCTACCGTACACCCCGAGGATATTTGGGAGAACCGCTCTCCAGCCTATCGCCTGATGGATCTTGCCCGTTGGGGAGTGGACATTAACGGGCGCAACGTCCACTCGTTTTCGACGATGGGGTTCATTGTTAAGAGTGGAATCGCAATTTGTTCTGAGGACGGATGCAACGTGGAATTGAGCTAGGACCAATAACCATGTACGCAATTCAAATCGAGTGGTGCGACGGGCGTGGTCAAACGCAAGTGAAGTTTCTGGGGAAAGACGGCAAGGGGACCTACGTCAAGGTTGCGCCGTTCCACGTCTTTCGCTACGCCCACGAGCAGGCGTTTCGATTCAACCACCGATTGGCGTCGGACTTCGGCCGGTTCTGGTTGGCATTGTCCAGCGTGGTCGGCAAACGGTTGACGTACCGCAAGCTGGCCGCCTTGGGCGATGCTGGTTTCATGGGGATCGAGTAAGAAAGGAATCACGATGGCGAAGGCGAAGAAACCCAAGGGATGGAAGGCGTTCGACGCCCTGGCTCGCAAGCTGGTGGCGGTTCCGAAATCGGAGGCCGAACGCGCGGAGAAAAAGCGGAAGCGCCGAAAGGGGCGCAAGTAAAATCGGGGGCCGGTCATCGGTCGGTTCTCGGTTTAGAGGTTTGGTGAGTCAAATGGATCAGTGCCATCAAGGCCGACGTCTTCTATCGGCTCAAAAATGGGCAGTTTGTCGAATTAGCAGAGTGACTGCCGCTGAGGATGTAACCTGTTAGGGTTGTTTTTAGCCGGGCCAGGGCATTGTACGGGCCAGAAAGGTGTTATCATGGGTACGCAATTGCACGATGCTTCCCGCCAATGGGCTTCTCGCCCGGACGATCAGCGGTTCTTGTCGCTGGGGGATCTCCAGGCGAACGTGTTGAGCCGGCGCCGGGAAAGCTGGACGGCCACTCCACAAACGGCAGACATGCGGGTGGTGCCGGCGCCGAACAATGGGGTCGAAATCGAGGTATTCGACCCAACCAAGGGAGAGCGCCGGGCATTGGTGCCGACGAACTGGGCGTTCTCGCAACTCAGTCAGTACGCGCAGGCACCGGCCGCCTACCTCCGCAAGCTGCCGGCCGAACTGGCGGCGATCAACCTGCAATGGGGCCTTGAGCGCTCCCCGTTGCGTGATGACTCCCTGGTTCTCGCCCGGTCGAACGGTTCGCACGAATTGCGGGCGATGACCTCGACCAGCTACGGGCGAATCTGGGACCATCAGGTTGTGGAAGCTGTGGAGCGCGTGAACGTCGATGGACGGTGGCAGATCCCCGCCAGCACGTACAGCGAGCGGGCACCACTGCGGGCCACGACCCTCTACGCTTCCGACCGTGACGTGTTTATCTTCCTGGTTGATCCGAACAACCCCATCGAACTGCCGGGAGAAGAAGCGCCGTTGTTCCGGGGCTTCTACTGCTGGAATTCCGAGGTGGGGAGCGCGGTCTTCGGCCTCACCACGTTCTTGTACCGCACCGTTTGCGATAACCGGATCATCTGGGGTGCCACCGACATCAAGGAGTTGCGTATCCGCCACACCGGCGGCGCTCCGGATCGGTTCGCCTATGAAGGCGCCCGCTACCTGCGCCGGTATGCCGAGGAGAGCAGCCAAAAGGTTATCGACGGCATCACGGCCGCCAAGAACGCCGCGCTGCCGATCAAGGAGGGCGAGAAGGCGGACGATTCGGTCAAGTCCTGGTTGCAGTCGCGGGGCTTCACCAAGGCCCAGGCCACCGGCAGCTATGACGCCGCTGTGGCCGAGGAAGGCCGCGCCCGCAGCGTGTGGGACATCGTAAACGGGATTACCGCCTATGCCCGGTCGGTTGGCCACACCGATGCGCGGGTTGACCTGGAAACCAAAGCCGGCAAGCTGATGGCCGACGTGACGAAGTAGAGCCGTGCGGAGACGGCCCACCGCGCCGACCTGGGCAACCAGGCAACGGCGCGAGGGGCGGATTCCGACAACAGCACCACCAACACAAGGAGACCTATCGTGCGATTTACTCCCACCTCTACCATCCGCGAAGTGTACGGCCCTGCCATGATAATTACCGACCAGGCTGAGGCCGACGGCTACTTTGCCGAGATCGTCGAACACCTGATGACCTTCCCGAGCAGCCGCGAACGTGCCGAGGCCGAACGCATCGCCCGATCGAACCTCGGCTACTACGCCGGCTGCTACACCGACGAGGTCCGCGAACGTGTCGAGCGGCTGTTTGCCTGCGCTCATCCCGTCTTCGGGAGCATCGCCGAGAAAGGTGCACCGACGCCCGAGCAAGCGTTCGAGGCTGGATACAACTTGGCAAAAGCCAAAGCGGAGGGCCGGCAGCCGTGAACCACGACGACCACGAAAACCAGGCCGCCAACGCGATCGGCTACTGTCGTTTCAGTCCGCGCCCGGGCGAAGACGAATGCCAGAGCAACGAGCAGCAGCGCCAGGCCATCATCGCCTATTGCCAGCAGCGCGGTTACAACCTCCTGGACGTGATGATGGAGCCCTCGACGTCCGGGGGCTACAAGGAAGAGAAGCCGGACCCGATGGAATTCTACCGGAGCCGGCCGGTACTCTTCCGCGCGATCGAGCGTTGCCACCGCGGCATGGTTCTGGTGGTCCGCAACCGCGACCGTGTGGCCAGGTCCCAGTACGCGCAGGCCGTGGTGAGGATGGAGCTTGTGGCCAAGGGTGCGTCGTGGGAAGCAACAGCCGAGCCTAACGACAACACACCCGAGGGCCGGTTACTGCAGCAGATGCTAGCCGCCGTGGCGGAATACGAGCGATGGAAAATTAAGATCGCGACGGCCAGAGCTATGCAGGCTCACCAGTCCGCAGGGAGACGTATGAGCAGGAGCGATCGAATCCCCTACGGCTACTGCCTGGACCCGCTGGACGGCGCCCTGATCGTCCAATGCGCCGAGGAGCAAGAGAACATCCGGCTGGCCGTCGCCTACCGCGCCGAGCACCCAGACGACCGAATCCCCGACATTTGCCGATACCTGGACCGGATGGGGCGAACCTGCCGGGGGCGGTCCTGGAGCCAGTTCGGCTACCGGGCCGTGGCCAAGATGCTCAAGAACGCGACTGCCTAACGCTTCCAGCCTTCCAGGATTTCCGCCTCGGGTTTCCCGTCCGTCCGTTCGATCAACACGTAGCAGTCGTTATCGTCGTGCCCGTCCCGCACGTTGCCGCGGCGGTGGACGCTGTAGCCCAACTCCCGCAGCCGCTTCATCGCGGCCCGCAACTCACCGGCCGTCAGGTTAAATGACTTCTCGACGCCGGCTTGCGGCGTGTACGCTTGTTTCTCCATGTCCCAGGTGCCGATGGAGGAGAGAGGCATCATGGCTGGCCTCCGAAACGTTCTTGCCATTCCCGTGTCCGCCGCACGCACTCCTCGCAAAAGTACCGCTGGTAAAATCGGCATTTGGCAAGCCAGGTGGCCAGGCGTGTTCTGCACGAGCTGCACGCCGCCGGCTCATTCCTGTACCCGTGAACCCGTCCGCGCGAATACATGCGCGTCAGGCCCTCGGGGTGATGGTATAGGGGGGTCATCGCTCGGTTGCCTCCCTAACCGCCCATCGCGTCGAAGTTTTTAACCACTGTTCGAAGGTCTACGCCGACCTGTGCTAAGTGTGGATCTTCCCCTGACTGGACGAAATCAGCATAGGCCCGCGCAGCAGCACGACAGGCTTGGACATGGAGGCCGTCCGGGCAGAACTAATCGAGCCGTAACACGAAGTATGTCGCCATCGGATCGATCGGTTCGCCGTTCACGTGGCTGATCTTGTACCGAGCATGAAGCCCAGTCGGATTGTCTCGTTCTCTTGGAATAGCGCTCATGTCCTTTCCCCTTCCGTCCTCCCCGGCCGCCGCTCCGTCAGCAGCCGGGGCCTGTTTGCTCGGGCCGACCCTGGCCCGGTTACTCGTCGTCACCATCGTCGTCATCGCCGCTGGCGTCGCGCGACTTGACCTTCTTGATTTTCAACTGATCTTTGGCCGTGAGCGTGATGCGCTTGTTGCCGGAATCGATCTGAACCTCCGACACGTCGGCATCCTTCATGGCCAGGATCAACACGTCCTTGGCCGTGTTCAGCTTGCCCTTGGACCTACCCAGACTTCGCAGGGCCGACGCATACGCATCGGCATTCTCTTGCACCGCCTTGGGCACCTTGGGAACAATGTCGCCCATCGTGGTTTGCGTTTTCTTTTCTTCCGCTTCTTCTTTCTCTTTCGCCATCGCACTTTCCTCCTTCAGCTTGGGTTCTGAAACACAAACAGCCCCTCCCATCGCTCTATCCAACTCTGCCCTCAGTTTGTCACCCAACCCCGGCCGGTAATATGCGGCTCACCCATCAACTTTGACCTCCGCCGCATCCAGCCGCGAGAACATTCTTCGCGACATCTTCCACCGATTTTGCGCCGCCAGACGCAGCATTTCCGACGCCTCGACGCCTGCCCGCTGGTGGTTGCCACACAGACACACGCCGACTTTCAAGCCCCAGGCACGCACCGCAGCAACAGCAGCGGCCGGTGTGACCTTGCTTCGCCACGGGCACCTCGTGCGCGGGTCGAGCCCCTGCTCGATCAGCGGCATGGTGGTTTCGATCAGGATACACCGAAACGGATACGCCTTCATCCGCTGGACGCATTTCTCGAATCGATCGCGTTCAGCGCCCACGCAAGCCAAAAAGTCCCCGAACGCCTTACGCTCGATGGTCAACTCGTGCTCCAACCCGACAATCGAATAGTCCCCGCACTCCAACGTACCTTTCTCCCAGGGCAACGAGAGTTCCAACGGCAAATAGTCAGGGTCGTTTTGGTGGCAGGCCCACTCCCGCGTGTCGATGATCGCGGTGATGTTTTCGGGCTTCATTTCTGCCGGGATGGGACTGAGTTTACGCGACATGAGGCCAGTTTTCTCCCTTCAGCTCGGCAACCGCAACATAGGTTCCGCAGGGGGACTTGTTCATGCTTCGATCCGCTGAAAAGAAACGCACCAAACCCACGGGTTGGTGCCCCAGTCGCACCCAGACCGTTTGCCGTTGATCTTGTCCCATAGTTCGAGGAATTGTCGCCGTCCAGTAATCTCACCTTCCGTTCGATGCGTCCAGGGCGCGAACCCCTCACCCATTGCATCTGCCTCAGTTATTTCCTGAACCCGCTCGACGCGAACCCCGGTAACCTCCAGCGTGATCCGCGATGCCCATCGAGGCATGAAGATCGACGGTCGCCACTTGCCGCCGTAACGCCCGAGTCCCATCCAGCAACCGCTAAGCGACGTGTCGGCGAATCCCTGAATGTAACCGTGATGGATGAATAATCGGCCGCCATCCCACGCACCCGCAATCCCATCGGCCTTGTAGGCGACCTGACAGCTGGGGCTGCCGTCGCTCAATGGCTTGCCTTGCGCCCACGTCTCGCGCACCCATAGCCGGTCGCCGGGTTCGCCGTAGGGGCATATTACGCGCGCGGTCGCGTTGTCATCCACGTCCGTTTGGTATTCTTCGATCCAGTCGCCGGCCTTCGGCCTGGGACCACGCAAGCGATATAGCCGCGATGACCCATCCCAGCGGTAAGGCGGATCAGAAAGCGCCCACGCACCCAGCAGCTTGCCGGGATTCGACGAATCAGGATGTACGGTATTGCAGGCGCAACAAATGACCCTCCGCGTCATATTCTTGCGGCCTGCCAAAATCCCCTGCACCATCGGCGAAGAAAACAAGATCGGTCGTTCTTTCACGTCGCCTCCTCCCGAAAGAACATCGGATCGGGTCGCGGCGGCCCGTTGTAGGAGCATTCGACCCACGAACCCGGCCGCTCCATCATCACAGTGACCGCCAGGCCACGTTGGTCGGTCGGCCCAAACTCCCGCCGGGCCAACGGCCGCTGCCCGTCCGGCGATTCACGGCGGCTGTAAACAGAGTACAAGGCTGGCATTAGAACATCCCCCCGTCCAGGTCAACGAACCGCGTCCGCTCCCCATTCCAGTTCACCGGCAGGTTGCAAGTCGGTCCCTGCCTGTTTTTCTCGACGATCAAGTCCGCGTCCCAGGTTTGCCCCATCCGGCCGTTGGCTATAGTTCCCTTGATCTGGGTTCCGGGACGATGGATGAACACCACCACGTCCGCGTCCTGCTCAATGTCGCCTGATTCCTTCAGGTCGCTCAGCCGAGGTCGCCGCGGCCGGTTGTTATCGTCCACCCGACGATTCAGTTGGGCCAGCACGATTACAGGGATTTTCATTTCCCGGGCCAACTGCCGCAGCGCCCGGGTCATTTCCCCCACCTGCTCGTGGCGCTTCAGCCGTTCGTTGATCGGCTTGACCAACTGGAGGTAGTCCACAAACACGACATCGGCGTGGACATGCCGCGCCGTCCGGCGAATGTCGTAGGGCGTCATCCGCGAACAGTCCTGGATCCAGATCGTCGCCGCGGCCGTCTCCTCGCCGCCCCGCATCATCGCGCGGGAATCATTGGCCGTGATGGTCCCCAGCCGGACCCGTCGCAACGGCACCCCGGACAAGGAGCACACTTGCCGTAGCGCCAACTGGGCAGCCGCCATTTCGATCGACGTGAACAGCACCCGATGCCCGTGTGAGCCCATCCAGTGTGCCACCTGGTAAGCGAAGGCCGTCTTACCCTGCCCCGGACGGGCCGCCACGATCGACAACTCCGAGCCGAAGAATCCGCCCACCTGAACGTCGAAGTCCGTCAGCCCCGTCAGCACCCCCGACCCCTTCTGCTTGGAAATGATCTCATCGACCAGGGCCAAGCCTTCGACAACGGACGTTCGCACGGGCACCGCCTCAGTGCTCACCGTGCCCGCGTGGATCTCAGCCAACCGTGCCTCGGCCAGATCCAACACAGCCCGCGCCTCGGCGCCCGGCTCCCAGGCCGCCCGGAGCATGTCCTGGGCCGCCTGGATCACTTCCCGCAGAATCGCCTTGGAATGAACCGTCTCGGCGTAGTAGACCGCGTGGGCCGCGACGGGGACCGCCTGGACCACTTCGGCCAGATATGCCGCGCCGCCGGTCGTCTCGAAGTCCCCCGACGCCTTCAGCCGCTCGACCAGCAGCCCGACGTCGATCGGCTTCCGCTCTTCATGCAGTGCCAGCAGGTGGCCGTACAGCCGGCGGTTGGCCTGGGCGTAGAAGTCCTGGACGGCAACCACCGCCGCCACGTCGTCCACCACACGCGGGTCAAGGATGATCGAGCCCACCACGCCCTGCTCAGCCTCAAGGCTCTGGGGGGGCATTCTGTCAAGAATTTCCGAGGGTAGCTCATTCATTTTCCACCCCACCCATGTTCCGCCTTGAATTTCGCCGTGCATTCCTCGACCGTCATGCCCGCCGGCCGGGTGCCCAAAGCCCGGTCCAGCTTGGCCTGGAGGGGGTGGGGGTAGTTCGTGGGATCCTCCTCAGCCTCAGCCGCTGCATGGCCGTTCGACCGGAAGTTGTTTTTCTCCCAGGTCCGAACCGCCGCCCGCCAGTCCTTCATCTGCCGCGTATACCCCTTCGGTATCCACCCCCTGGTGGCGTAGTGGTCATGGAACTGTTGGGGGTCGATGCTGTTCTTGCGGTCCAAGCAGTAGGCTTGGATTTCTTCGACCGTAGGAGGTACGAACACACGCTTGCGGCGTATATCTTTCTCTTGTTCTTGCTCTTTCTCCTGCTCTTTCTCCTGCGCGCCAAACGCAGATGGGTATGGCATGGGTATGGCATGGGTATGGCATACCCTTGCCAGCACAGAAAACTCGGCATCCGTTAGGTATCGACGCTCAGACGCAAACCGTTGTATCAGTTCAGTTTGCGGAACATCGTGTAGGTCGTCCATGTTTCCAAGCATGGTTTTTGGTCCGCACTTGCCGTTGTACTTCCACCAGGTAGGGAAAAAAAGCACTTCAGAAGCCGAATCGAAGCACCAATTAAGGGTGTCGCACACGCGCTGGATACCCATACCTATACCCATGGCATGGGTATCCGATGGGTATCGAATCTGGGCTGATGCGACTGCTGGCGAGAAGAAGAAAATGCCGATTCGGTTGACTTGGGGGTTCGTGAGCATGTAAAGGGCCAGAAGTTTGTCATCCATCCCCAGAAGCTTCACTTTTTCGTCATGCCAAAAACGGGGATCCACTTTACGGAATTTTGCCGCCATCGTGGGGTATCCGTTCAAAGGCCGGCCGCCACCCCCGGACGCGAGATTGAAACCGCGAAGAGTCAGAATCGCATCAACGGGGGGGCGGGGCGGCGCTTGCTCATGTTCGGTATCTCTTCGCGGTTGAACATCCCATTACAGCAACTTTCCTGCGTCCGTCAAGGGGATTTCCGGCCAATTGGCCAGCCGTTTTCTTAGCCCGGCAGGGGGGACTTGGTTTCGCTGTCGTACCGCCGCCCGGCCTCGGTCGCTCGGGCGAACCAGCCGCCGCAGTTGGTCTTGCCGAGGATCTCCACCAGGCCATCGTCGATCATGGTCTGGAGCAACATCCGGCCCTCGTGCGAGCACGGCCGACCCATGCCCGGCGCCACGCGGCACAGGGACTCGAGGAACGCCAGCGATTCAGGGGGATAGGGTTTCGGCATCATGCACCTCATCCTGTCTTTGTAGTTCGAAAAACCGCTCCAGGACTTCCTCTTCGCTGGCGTCAGGCATCACCGCCAACAGATCGTCGATGGTGTGGCCCAGTGCTGGTGGATCGGTTTTCTCGCCCATCATCGTCTCCTTCGCGCCATCTGCCTCAGCCGGAACTCCTCCCGCCGCTCGGCCACCACGGCCGGGTCTTTCGACTTGCCCACGGTGCCGTCGTCCTCGGGGTCGAACTGCCGCTTGCAATCGGGGCAGTAGAAAATCCGCGGATCATCGGTCGTCTGCGGGTGGGCGTAGCCGCAGAGAACGCAGCGTGGGGTAACTAACACACGCTGTTTCTGGACTACGGATTTGGTTTCACTGTCCATCGGTCACCTCGGGTTTCTGCTGGTTCGCCGCCACCAGCTTCAGAGCGTCCGCGATCGCCTCGCCCAACTCGGCAAGCTCCTCGGGTGAACAAGCCGCCGTCATCACCAGGAACTGGTCGGCCGGCTTGGCGGTCAAGTCCATCTTCAGCATCGAGGATCCGGCGTCGGACCTCCACACGGCCGTCTGCCTGTCTTCAGAGCGTTTCATAGCGTATCGACCTCCGCGCGTTGATATTGCTTCCGTTCCTTCTTCGAAAGATCCTTCCAGCAATCCCAGCACACAGCCGGATACCCGTGCTCGTACAGTTCATCGGTGCCACTGTCGAAAAAGGCGCCGCAGAGGCAGCAGGAGTGCCCAAGAATGTTGTCCTCAGCCATTTCGCCCATGTCAGTCCTCCTCGTGGTCTGGCGGCTCGGGGCCGCGGTAATCGGGGTCCGCATTGGCTTCGACGCAAGAGAACGTCAGGCGGCAACCGAGCTTCCCGTGTTGCAACGCCACGATCTCATCCAACTGCCACTCGACGCTCAGGATGCCATCGGGCAGCTTGATTCCTGAGTTCTGGGAAAGGAACTCGCCCCATCCCCAGACGACAATATCCGACATTTCTTTGGCGTCTGCCTCGACGACCAACTCGCCCTCGACGCCGGCCAAGTAATCGTAGCTGGGCAGCGGTCCAGCCGCGATGGCGTTCGGGTAGTCGCCTGGATCGTCCCAAGTTTCGACCAACGCGCTGAGGGTGTCGCTGATGATCTTCATGGCGCCATCTCCTGAAGTTTTGAAAACTCCCGGTCGAACATCGCCAGGAAGTCGTCAACCACGTCTCGCAACTTCTCTTGGATCGACTCGTCGCGTTTGACCTCGACGACCAGCTTTGGCAAGCTCTGGGAATATGAGACGAACCACCACGAAGCCCTGCCGGTCACCAGCATCGAAAAATGCACCTGGGCCGCATACTCTTTCGGCAGACCGCCGGCCCGGAGGTACGCGATATGCTTCTTTGCCTGGGGGCTCTTGACCTCGATTCCGGCATCCTCGCCGATCAGCCCGTCCGGTGAACAGCCGATCCGGCCATCATCGCTGAGACAGAAGCCCACCCGCTGTACGTCCAACCCGGTCTCGAAGGCGAACCAGGGCAGAGCCAGGGTTTCCAGGATGGTGCCTTGATCGGCCGCGTAGGACGGGGAGCCGCCAATCTCGTCGTCCGCTTCATCGGGCACGATCAGCTTCTCGGCCAACTTCTGGTTCAGGTAGGTCTCGGCCCCCCCGCCGGTTCGCGGCTTCCACAGCGGGGTTATGAGGCATTCGATTTCGGAGGCCGTTACCACCCCGCGCCGGACGCGATCCCACTCGGGGGTGCCTTGCTGCATCTGGAAGATTTTCATCCGTCGAACCTGTTCATCTTCTTGTTGAGGGTGGCTACCAACTCACTGAATCGCTTGGCCCCGATTTCCTCGTAGGTCGCGGCGCCGGCAAACTTGAGGAACTTCGCCTCGTCGGCACGGGCTGCCACAACCAAGTCCTTGAGCGTTTGCACCTGGACGTCGCTGATCGGGCCGCCTTCCGCTCGGGCATCGGTATCGTGCTCGACGGTGATGTTGAGCGCGTTTGCCAGTGCGTACCGCTTGGCGTAGGTCATCGCCGCTCCATCGGCCTGGGTCTCAGTTGCACCGTAGGGTCCAGACCCAGCCCTGACGTAAGCCTTGTAGTCCCTGTGGTAGCCTCCCCGGTGCTGAAGGGTGCAGGTTTGCAAGATCCTGGAATCCTTAAACTCCGTGGAAAACGACACAGAGAACCCGAATTTATCGAGGAGCGGCCGGACCTTGGCCATAATCTCCTCGTATGGTAAGTAGGTGTACCGCACCGCGTCATTCTTACCGGGTACCACTTTAGTTGCCCGGAAAGTTGTCAATTCCGACTGTAGGGCCGCGAAGGCTACCGCGAAGTCCTTTTCGGCCTGCCGGTCCTCCATGTGCTCCTTCATCTCGATGACCTTCTGCATCGCCGCAAGCGCTTCTGGCGTCAATTGCCCCGACTTGGCCAGGTCCACGATGCTTCCGATCATGGCCATCGGTGTCGGCTCAGCCGGCTGGTGGACCACAAGCTCGCCCTGCCCCGGAAAGTCTTCTCTGTCTTGGTCGGCCATCACACACCTCCCGACATGGAGATCAGCAGTTCGCGGAGCTTCACCAAGTCGCCAGCCTCCTCTACGTTGTAGCGAGCCAACTCAGATCCTGTGATATTGTTGTCACTGCCTTTGATCTGCTGAATTAGGATTCGAGTCTGCATGTGGGAGTAGCGCACGGCACCCACCAGCACCATCGCCTCTTCGAGTTTCGCCTGTTCGGATGGGGTCAAGAAACACTCCTTTTTGCCGCTCGCAACACGACTGACAGTGAGATTCGCGCTCGCACCTTGACGGCGCAACGAAGTTCCATTTTGGCCCGCGCAGCAACAGCATCATAAGCAGCAGCATCATAAGCAGCAGCAGCATCATAAGTAGCAGCATCAGCAGCATCAGCAGCAGCAGTAAAAGCAGCAGCAGCAGCATAAGCAGCAGCAGCAGCAGCAAAAGCATCAGCAGCAAAAGCAGCATCAGCAGCAGTATCATAAGCATGAGCAGCAGCATAAGCAGCAGCAGCAGCAGCAAAAGCAGCAGCATCAGCATCATAAGCATCAGCAGCAAAAGCAGCATCAGCAGCAGCATGAGCAGCAGTATCATAAGCATGAGCAGCAGCATAAGCAGCAGCAGCAGCATAAGCAGAGCGCACCTGCTCAATGGTCGCCTTGCCCCGGCACCATGCCCGCGCGGTCGCGATTGCTTGGCGTGGTCGCAACTCACCTTTCTTGATAAATCGCAGAGCGAGGTGCGCGCAATCACACGCGGCCTCGACCAGTAACTTACGGTCGATCGCGACTTTACCGGCAATCCACAGCAGCCAATCGCCGCGGGGACAATTTTCCCAAGCCAGCTTTTCTGACTGCTGCGACTTCGCCCACTCCATTGCCGCAATGCAGGGCGAATAGACTTGCAGACGTTCGCTCCAATGGGCATCAAGGCCCGGGCGTGATCGTCGGTTGTGGTGTGGCATGGCCGTGGTCCCTATCGCCTCTTCGAGTTTCGCCTGTTCGGATGGGGTCAAGAAACACTCCTTTTTGCCGCTCGCAACACGACTGACAGTGAGATTCGCGCTCGCACCTTGACGGCGCAACGAAGTTCCATTTTGTTCCGCGCAGCAGCAGCATCATAAGCAGCAGCAGCAGCAGCAGCATAAGCAGCAGCATAAGCAGCAGCATAAGCAGCAGCATCAGCAGCAAAAGCAGCAAAAGCAGCAGCAGCAGCATAAGCAGCAGCATCAGCAGCAAAAGCAGCAGCAGCAGCAGCATAAGCAACAGTATCATAAGCAGCAGCAGCATCATAAGCAGAGCGCACCTGCTCAATGGTCGCCTTTCCTCGGCACCATGCCCGCGCCATGGCGATTGCCTTGCGTGGCCGCAATTCACCTTTCTTAACGAATCGTCCAGCGAGCGCGGCACAGTCGCACGCCACCATAACCAGTAGCTTGCGGTCGATCGCGACTTTACCGGCAATCCACAGCAGCCAATCGCCGCGGGGACAATTTTCCCAAGCCAGCTTTGCTGACTTCT